TGAAGAAAGACGCCGCTGAAGATCTGATCGTGGAAATGGCGTCTCGCATTCCTGGCGAGGTCCACAACCTGGCTAAATTACTGGCGCTCCTCAAGCCGCCGGCGGTTGCCGCGAAAACCGTTGCCGCGTGGGTAGCCAAAGCCGCAGCAAAGAAAGATATCCGTAAATACCTGAATTACGTTTATGTCAACGAAGGCACCATGGTCGGGACCGACGGACATCGTCTCCACCTGGCGCCTTCTGATCTTGAACCGGGTCTGTACGATCCTAAATCCATGGTTAAAATGTGGGACCTAGATACCGAAGTAGAAGGGCATCCCGGCAAATTCCCCGACTATCGCCGCATCCTGCCAGTTGCTGATGTAGAAGCGGCGGATCTGGTAAACGTAGAAATAAAGGAGCGCCTGAAACTCTTCACGCCCTGCACCGTAACGCTAGGCGGAAAAACCGCAACGATAAATCTCGACTATTGGGAAGACGCTTTGATGCGCTGCACCCACGTTGCGGTTCGCGGCCCGCAAGAAAGTATGAGGCTAGAGGGGCCGAACGGCACCCTAGCGGTAATCATGCCGATCCGCGTTTAGCCCTCGTTGACCCCCATCGATACGGGCGCGGACACATAATCGCGCCCGCTTTCCTGATCCGGCAGCCATGCATGGACGTTGTAGATATTGCCATTGTGCAAAATGCGTTGCTTGGCATTCAGGCCGGGGCGATGGCGAATCACGATGCGCGCGATGATCTCGGACTGAATAGCCGCAGCGGCCAGGAATTCCCGACCGCTGGCCGGAGCAATGCGCGCCGGAACGTTGGCGAACACGGTTACCCACGACTCGGTATATCCGCCCGTTTCAGGGTCGCGCACTTCTACCCAGTCCTGGATATCGATGCGGTGGCGGTACTGGCCGGCGCGACTCATTTGAACGCCGGATCGCGAAGTGGGTAAAGCAACGCGGTAACCGGTCTCGGCAGGTATCCGACGTCGTAGGCGTTGTTCGCGTTTTCGTCCCGGTCTTTGTACAGGAAGCCAAGCTGCAGCAGCGTCGCTGCCTGAACCGCGTACTTGACCTGCTTGTCGCCCGAGCTGTCGACCAAGTAGATCGGATCGCCGGAACTGTCGACGATTGGATCATCGTTGCTGTCGCGCTCGACCTCGTAGGGGCTTGCCGACTTCAGGTAGTTCTTCACCGCTTCCGAAGCGGCACCGATGTATGCTTCGATCAAAACGTCGTCTTGATCATGATCCATGTTCAGGTGCTGCTTGGCGCGTTGCAGAGTGACGTACATCATGGGAGTTTTACCCCCTTCGATTTATCAAACGTGCTCGCGTTGTCGCGCAAGTCCTTACCGGCACGGCCTGCTTTGACGCTAAGCGTCCAAGCGTCGCTGGTGCCCGGCTTGTCGGTGTTCTGAGCTTTGGTCGACGTCCACTGGCTGCCGCCCCACGTCACGTTATCGTGAGCGTCGTAGGCTTCGCCGTCGCGATGCACGCCTTTGTAAATCTGGATCGGCATAGCGAATTTCTTCACGACTACAGCGCCGCTCGACTGTGCCAGGGTCAACGAGAATTCCCGGTCACCGTCTTGCTCTACGCTAATCGACTTCAGGCCTTCCACGATACATTCCCAGCCGCGCATAGCGCTGGTCTGCTCGAAGCTGCGCCACAGGCCGCCCTCGTGCTTGGCGTATGTGTTGCGCGCGTAAGTCTTGGTCTCGTCGATGTTCGGCAGGATTTCCAAGTGCAACGCGTCGCGTCCGTCCGCCGGTTGCTTGACTTCAGGAACCGGCACCATCGCGGCTGCTTCGGTGGCCAGTGCTTTGAGGTCAATCTCAGGCAACTGAGGAACTTCCACTAGAGCCGCAATTGCTTTCAGATCAGCAGGTTCCGCGTCCTTACCGGGCTCGCCATCTTTCGGTACGGGGATAAGCTCAACCGCTTTGATGGCCAAGGCTTCAATGTCTACTTCAGGCACAACAACAAGCGCCGCAGCGGCCTTTGCCAGTGCGTCCAAGTCGACTTCGGCATCCTTACCCGGGATTGGCTCGGGCACAACGACAAGTGCCGCAGCCGCCTTTGCCAGTGCGTCCAGGTCAACGGGCTCGGCGTCTTTGCCGTTGCGAACTTCGGGAAGCTGAACTCGCTTTGCGATAGCCTCAAGATCAACCGGTTCAGGCGTCGGCAATTCGTCGAGACGTTTGATCAACGCGGTCAGGGTTAAATCCTTCGCTGCAATCTCTTCGCGCAAAGGCGCCACGGCCTTTGCTACTGCTGCTGCAATGACCGGTGCCAGAAATTCAGCTTGCGCTTCGAGTTCACGCAAATTCATTGGTCAGCCTCTTTTCGATCAGCAGGGCGAGCATTTTCGCACTGTCTTGAATTTGTTCGTCGGTAGGTTCGGCAGGTTCGCTCGTCGCTGCCGACGTGCTTTCGGTGCTGGCGGGCTGCGACGTGCCAAATGGGTCTGCAGAAGCGTCCCTCTTAGCCAGGGCGCTGAGACTATAGTTCTGCTGCTGAAGATATACCGTATCCCCACCTTCTACTGGCGGCTGATTCAGTTTCAGCATAGCCGCGTTTGGAGTCATGATGCCTCCTCCTACAGCAGCCGAAAGTGTCTCCACCAACGTGCCCATGTCGAGGCGCAACAGGCCATCCACGTCAAGCTCTACCCCGTACCTATCCGGTAAAGCCAAGCCATCATCCATGCAGGCTTCGTACTCTTCGCAAAGAATCTGTACGCAGTCTGAGTAGTATTTCTGGTTCTCTTGGGCCGCTGTGACGCCGTTTGCCGCAGTGGTCACGCCCACTTTTGAAGGAGGAACGTGGAAGGCAGTGCAGATCATCTCGGCCGTCAGCTTGAACTGCTCAATCAGCTGCGAGTCAGTGGCCGACATCTTCATCTGCTGGAATTTCAGGTCATCGCCGACGACCGCTACACGGCCCGCGTTCTGGCCGGTGTAGTTCGCGTCCCAATGCGCTTTAAGTCGTGCTGCAGTCTCATCGCTAATCGCGCCTGGGGCACTCAGAATGCCGCCGGGGCGAGCGCCGTTCTCGAAGAAGGTCGAGCTATCGTTCTGCATCTTCAACGACTGGCACGCCGCCAAAGCACAAGCGTATAGAGGCGGAATACCCACTAGGGGGTGAAACAAGCAATTCATCCGATCATGAATGATCTCGCTCGCCGGCACGGTAACGCCGGTTTGCTCGATATCGTTCAGGTCGTCGCCGCCGCACTGGTAATATACTTCGCCGGAAGCGGTTACGAGAACGGTAACGCGATCAGGGTCGAGCAAGTACAGAGCGGTGACGATGCCTCGGTTGTCGCGCTGCTTGAGTGCGTAGGCGTTGCCTTTGGTCAGCTTGCTCGTCTGCCACCACTGCTTAAACTGGATGTGGTTCTGATAGCCGTTCGGCTTGCGCAGGACGGGACTAAAGGAAGGGCTGGAAGTCTCTTTCCAGATGCCGTTATCGTCCAGTTCCATCAACCGCTGGCGCAGCTTGCCGATGTCGTTCGCTATCAACGTGACGCAAGCATATACGGCGTAGTGGCCGAGCACCGTTGGCGCCTTCCACTCGTCGTTTCGTTGCCATGCACCGGTGTAGGGCTCATTGATCCACGGGAACCAACCGCCGCCGCGGGAACCGCTGACGGTTGAGCCGTTCACTGGCGCTCGTTTGAAGGTCAGCTCCCGGCCGAATAAGCGCATTAGGCAAGATCCTGAGACGCGATGACCAGTTCTACATCGGACTTCTTGATGCGGCCGTCTTTGCCAGTGCCGACTACCTTATCAAGATCCACGCCATGCTCCTTAGCGAATTCAGCTACGGCGTCGGATACTAGCGGCTCCTCGTCCTCTACAACGACGGGTTTGCCTGCGGTGAGCATGCGGGTTTGATATTCCCCACCTTCGAAAGTACCGTGCCCGAGCTTCGCCAGGATGTCAGCATAACGGCGCTGCATTGGAACTTTCTTGCCGCCTTTGCCGTAAATGAATTCTACTTTTGACATGGTGAGGTTTCCGTAAAGAATCGGATTCGCCGCAGTATAGCGGCGAATTAGGGGTGGCGGCTAGCGTTACGCGATGATGTCTCGGTTTTCCATAAACCGGAAACGCATCTTGCCCGTCGGGGCCCAAGCGGTGCCCAAATACGCCGACAAGCGCAAACGGTGATCCGTCAATCCATCGATCGTAGTAAAAGGCGGCGTTCTCAACCAACCTTTACGCGCAAGCGGCGTTACTACTTGCGTCGCGTACCTGTTGTTGTCCCAGTTAAGTAGGGTACTGGATCCTGCTTCCTGCATACCGAGTTGAATCGCCAAGATGTTTTGCATACCGGCGTCGTACTCGTACTCAATAACGCCTTCGTAGGTCACGCCGCTAACCAGTT